AGGTTTATCATAAGCGTTTGCTCCTTTCGTCGAGCAAGCGCCCTGGACACCTCCATTGAATTGTCAATGACCTATGTGGTTTTCTTGACCACGGAACCATCATACCACGAGTCGGTTCGAATGTCAAGTTATTCGTTGCTCGTTTGGATGTCGATGCCGAAGGGGGAAATTTAGACGTTTGCGCGCGCGGTTAGTCTCCCTAAGTTTTATTTCAAGAGAAAACAATGTACAACAATGTACATTCACCTACACAAACCCACTTTTAAGGAATTCGTTTAAAAATTAAACGAACTTGGTCAGTAGCGTGGTTAGTGGTGAGTGAGAGTAGGAAATGTACTGAAAATTACGTTGATTTTCAACATTGGTTGTGGTACACTGTCAATATGGAGGCGTATAGTAATGTCTGAAGTACAACTAAGGGAGGGTCTCTACGGTTTCGACTTCAAAGATGTCGACAGGAGACGGGTTCCCTTAGATGAACGTAAGACTTATGACATAAAAGGTCTCTGGCAACGCTCTCATGAGATAATTAACCTTGCTGCAAAAGGGTATAAAGGGACAGAGATTGCAGAAATCCTCAATATAACACCTCAGACGGTCAGTAATACACTTAATTCGGAGTTAGGTCAGCACAAACTTTCCGAGATTCGTCAGGAAAGAGATGGAGAGCTGAAGAAAACTGTTGAGAAAGTCAGAGTTCTCACAGATAAGGCCCTCCAGGTATACCATGAGATCTTCGATGATGAATCGGGAGAGTGCACTCTTAAGGATAAAATGAAAGCTGCTGACACAGTCTTATTAGAACTATCCGGTCTGCGTGTCCCTACCCGTATTCAAAGTCAGTCAGTCCACACTGTCTTAACACCAGAAGAACTAGAAGAGTTCAAGCAACGTGGGATTAAAGCTGCAAAGGAAAGTGGTCTGGTGATAGATGCTGAACCTGTCGAAGAAGCAGCAGGAGATAAAGTCTAGCATAGAGACCTTTGCTGTTCTCCTTGATGTAGATCCAAGTTGGGCCACGGCCATAGCGATGACTGAGAGTTCCCTCGGTGAACATCAGCAGTCGCCAACTGGCTGTCTCGGCGTGTTTCAGATGTCATCTATAGCCATGAAGGACCTTCTCCAGAACATGTCTGGTGATGATGACCTTATAGATATAGTCTGTGGAGTCGCCTTCCTCCGTCTCCTGATGAAAAGATGGAAAACCATCGAGAATGCTACTCTCCATTTCTGTGATCCCGCAGATCGTCACTTTTACCTGGACAGAGTGAAGAAATTTATGAGAGAGTTGGAGACCTAATGCTTCATACAGTTGAACGCTTCGTAATTCATTTCTTTTCAAGTGCTGGTGTACTGCTATGTGCCCTATTCGCTCTGCGTTTCGCGGCCAGGAAGATCAAGACAGCATTCCTACCTGACACCTACGCTAGACAACTCTTGTTTTGTGCCGTAGCGGTATTCTGTGGAGCTGCCTTGAGAGAAGCCATTGATGTTCACTATGGACAGTCACTGACAAAGGCTATATTCGACTACATCAGCTGGGCCGCTGGCTGTGGCTGTAGCATCTGGGCATTAGTTAGGCTACGGAGGTTAGAATGAGATTCTTCGCAACATTCGAGACACTTAACTGGACTAGGATGTGGTGGGTAGTCGGCATCATGACTGCTTTCTGGGCCTCCCTAGCTGGCATCACTATCCTCTTCCCAGTATTCGATCCTTGGTATAAGGGCATTAACATAGTTCTAGGTGCAGTCTCTGCTGCTCTACTCTTCGCCGCTCGCGGTACTAAATATATAGCCAATCGCACTGAACCTCCAGCAGACGGAAGACCATAAAGGAGAACCTTATGAGTATAGTTTCTGTTGCAGTGGTGCTAATTGTAGTTGGCATACTTCTATGGCTTGCTAACACCTATATTCCTATGGCTAGGTCAATAAAGAAGATATTGAACATAGCTGTAGTAATCATGGTGATTCTATGGCTACTTAACATCTTTGGAGTGTTTGCCGGACTACACAATGTCAGGATTAACTAATGCTTCCCCTATGGTTAGCAAGTCCACTAGTCAGAAAACTTCTCGTCTATGGCGCAATCATGTTAGTGGCCTTTCTCTCTTTCCGGTGGTGGCTGAACAGACACGACGCCATCGTCTACCAGGAGGGCAAGCAGTCCGTAACGGAAGAACAGAGGAAGAGAGCGGAGGAGACGATCAAACTGGAGCGAGAGAACCTGGCAAAAGAGAAGCAAGCCTTAACCCTCGTTATAGAGCAATTACAAAGTCAAATGGACAAGCTCCATGGAAACCTTAATGAAGCGATCAAGCAGAGCAAGAAGACTCAGGCTAGCAATCCTACTATTGTTCTGTCTATCCCTGACAGCGATTTGCCAGGAGCCATCCGTACCGAACTCAAACGTACCACTAACCAAAGATGAACTGCGTCAGGTACTCCTACGGCTCATGGACTGTAGGGAATACGAGAATAGATTGGCCATCTATGAAAGATTCAGTGATGACGCCAAGGAGATGTGTACCCAACTTGTTGCAGCTGAAAGAGAACGCACAGCTCAGGAAACTAAGGATAAGGAAATGGCACTTAAAGAAGCTGCTATGTACAAGAGCCTATACGATTCCATTAGACAGAAGCCAAAAGGTGCAGGGTACTATGTCTGCAAAATCTTTACACTCGGAATCTCGCGTTGTTTTTAGAAATAAATACCTCAGTAGGAATGGCAATCTCAAGTGTGAGATTGATGTAGAGGCATTTAGGCGTGGGATTCTAGCTAGGGAAGGAATCTTATTTCCTTCACTAATTACATATTGGGGAGGGTTTGGAAATGGATATAAGACGTTGGGCAATCACTTTAATGTTCATAGTACTGTCTGTTCCTTGCATGGCACAGACGATCAACTTCGCCTGGGATCCTCATACTCAGGCAGCTGACCTGGCTGGCTTTAAGCTATATCAAGGGAAAACTGCAGGCACGTACGATCAGGGACTGGTGGCCACTTTCACTGGTGGTAGCTTAACCACTGGCTCTATTCCAGTGCCCAAGCCTGGCCGTTACTACTGGGTCCTTACAGCTTTCACCCCTGACAGCATCGAATCCGACTTCAGCAATGAGGTTACTATGGTTGTCAAGCCTAAGCCGCCTAAGATAAACTCAGTAACCCAGATTGCTAGGGGTATAAGTAAAGCAGCCACTAGTGTTGCTAAGATCTTCGCCCCAGGCACTAATCTCAAAGTGTCTGACTAACGAGTTTGGGCCTGGCTGGTTGCAGGGCAAAAGAGCTTTGGGCGAGCTCTCGGTTGGTCGGGCAGTCAGGCCCAACTGATTCATTTAAAATTTAAACGAACTGATGGCCTGGAGACTATATGCCTAAGAAACGAGAAGGGATTGGTGCTCCTTATGTTAAGGAATATACCAAAGAGGTAATGGAACCTCATAAGCCAATTAAGGGGCTTAAGATTCCTAAGGCTAAGGAAGTCAATGTTAAGGTAATATCCTCTCCCCAGGACTCGGCTGAAGATTGGATGAAGAAGCCTTGAAAGTCTCTATCATCATCAGTAATCGTAATGACGTAGCTATGATGTCTGTCACTTTCCGCTCTTGCATCGAAGAGTTACGTCCTCTCGGTCCTGGTGGAGGTGAGGTAGTAATAGGTGACAATTCTGATGAACCTACCTTTCAATTACTAAGAGGTGCCCTCCCTGCTGGTTACATCAGGGATGGCCGCCTCAAGATAGTCCATCAGAAATTCCCTTGCCTCTTCAGTGCTCGTGAACTAGCGGCCCAGACTGCCACTGGTGAATACCTTATGTGCCTAGACTCTCATATGATAGTAGGTAGGGACTCCATAGTCAAATTAGTCGACTTCATGGATCGACACCAGGAGTCTGACATAGGTTTCGCCCACGCTCCTATCTCCTGGGCTCATCAACACGAAGATCGTGCTAAGCATGACCGAGATATGACCACCCACGAGCTTGGCAACTGGGGAACTGCCTACAAAGACGAACGTCTTATATCTTGGAAGGGAATGCCTTGGATTTGTCGTAGATCTTGGTTTCTTGACAGGGAAAAGGGCCTAAACGGCTATGGCGCACTCTCTAAACATCACGTAAGTTGGGGAGGAGGTGATATGCACATAGGGATTAAGCCTTGGCTCCTGGGATTTAAAAACTGGGCTGTTCCCACTAATCCGTGTGTCCATATAGGCCCTTTTCCTCGAATAGACACTAAAGGAAACCCTAATGTAACCGTAGTTTCCAAAAATCCCGAAGATTATCACTACCGAGTCTACTCAAAGAGTGGAGAGTACCCTCACACCTTCGGATTCCTCGTAGCTTGCTACATTCTTGGTGGTGAAGCTATGATGAACCGCAATAAGAAGGCATTATCTGACCGCTTTGGTCAATTTCTAAGTGCTGACAAGTGGTGGGTCAAGGCTAAGGAAATTGGAAGAGAAGAGAAGATCTGGCTCGACTCACGTAAGATAATGAGCTTTGAACAATTACTAGAACGGAAGCCCTGGAATGACGGACAAAGAGATTTACGACCTATGGTTAGCTAAAACCAAAGATCGTCGTTATCTAAAGAAGCCAAGGTGGAATGAAATCAGGAAAGTCCTAACAGATATCAGAGCTAGGCGAATTCTCGAGTTTGGCTCAGGTGTCTCTACACTCCTCTTCTCAAACATGGGACTATCTATTGATTCCTATGAAACTGACATAGAATTTATGAAGTTTGTTCGTAAACTAGTCCCAAAGGTTACACTTCGATTTTGGGACAATGTAGATGCCAAAGTCCCTGGGCGTTACCACTTTGCTCTCGTAGACGGCATCCTTCCTAGGGATAAACAACTATTCTACGCCATCAAGCATTCAGATTACGTAGGTGTCGATGACTTTGCTGGCCGTCTTGAACGTATGCTTATGCCTCAACTCGAAGGCTTCCAGCGCGTAGATTCTCGTAAAACCATGCTTGCGATATTCAAGATCATTTAAAATTTCAACGAATTATGACAACCCTAGTCTTCGAAGTAAAAGATCCAATCTCTTCCGAATTCAGACAGAAACTAACTGAGCTATCTGCTATCTCTAAACTCACTGAGATTCGTAAGTCCTCCGAGGTCGAGCCTGAGTGGGAGTGGCACTTGACCTTTGCTGGTAGGTATATGCAGCATAGTTACTACCTCTACAATGTCATAGACCAAGTAATGATCGGTAATCCTGACATTTCTGGCATTGTAGAGATTGGCACAGGCTATGGTGCCCTAACTGAATTCCTTGGCTTGTGGGGACTGTCTAGAGGAGTACCTATCGTCACAGTTGACCACGTAAATATCCACGACGAGAATGTTCTCTCAGCCTTGGGCATTACCTACTTCCAAACTGACGAATTCAGCGACGAATTTATAGACTATATGAAGAAATTCATAGACGCCTATGATCGTATCCTATTCATCTGCGATGGTGGCAATAAGCCGAAGGAATTCAACTTCTGGGCCCCTCTACTCAAAACCGGCTCAATTATCGCAGCTCATGACTGGGGAACTGAGATAAAGCTCTCAGATATCAGCGAAACTGTCAATAAGTACTGTACTCCTTACGCACAAGAAGGATGGAATAGAAAAGGGATAAGATTTGCCCTTTTTAGGATAAATTAATGCCTTTTATGTCCATTCTAACCAGGCACCATCCTGGGAGGCCAAACTCACTTAAAAGATGCTTGGAGAGCATAGATCTCCAAACCGACAGGGATTTTGACCACTTAATCTTCCATGATGATAAAAAAGGTGGCATTCCAAGTGCAAATCGCATCTTTTTCGAACGTAGGAACTTTGTAACTGGCAATTACATCTTTATGCTAGATGATGACGACTTTCTCCGAGCACCTGACTTTGTCTCCGACATGAGGAATATTTCTGAGAATTGTGGCCTTCCTGATGTAATAGTCATTAGAATGCTTATGGAAAATGTAGTCTATCCAAAGATGTCAGTCTGGGGTTCAGGATCTGTTCTTCCAGGCACTATCGGTACATCTTGTATAGTTACCTCTAATCGGCTCTGGCATACCTGTGTAGATGAATTTAGAACTACTGACACTCCTGGAGATTTCAACTTCATAAACTCTATCTTTTCAAAGGTTCCTACTATCCAATGGAGAGATAAGGTCTATGTTGAAGTTCCACAGCTAAGTTGGGGAAGACCTGAGTGAAGACACTGATAATCGCCCTCTATCCATACAACGGTCAAGGTCTTGACTCCTGGCATGACCACGGAGCAGGAATGACTTACACCGTCGCTAAGAAAGCCAACTGTGATGTATCTTTCTTAGATATGAAGCGCCTTGGTAATGATAAGGAACTAACGGAGGCCATCAAGGGCTATGATCTCATCTCCTTTGGCCTGAAGAGTTCATACTACAGCATTGGCATGAAAGTCCTCAATTTCGCCAAGGCTCAGGGTTCTAAGGTAATGATAGGTGGCTATCATGCCTCTGCGGCCCCAGATGAACTAATTGAGAATAAGAAAATAGACTGGATCTTCCGTGGGGAGTCAGAGATAACCTTCCATAAATTCCTCTCCGATCCCTCAAGTTTTGACCGTGTAATCTTTGGTGAGCGACCAGAGAACCTGGATGAGTTACCTTGGATAGATCGTTCCATCTATCGAGACCAAGTCGAGAACTGTGGAGGCTGGTGGCATGGAGTAGGCTTCCATCGTATGTCATCTGTCATCTCCGCCAGGGGCTGCCCCTTCCAATGTGGCTTCTGTCAGCCCATAGAAGACATTCACTTTGGTAAGAAAATTAGGCGTCGGTCAGTAGATTCAATAATCCTTGAGCTCCTCTATCTAAAAAATCTCTACCATCCCGACTGTATAATGATCCACGATGATACCTTCTTTATCCAAGTTCCTTGGCTCGAGGAATTTGCTGAGAAGTATCCTCAAGTAGGTCTCCCCTTCTGGGCTGCAGCTAGAAGCAAAGAAATCTGTCGTTATCCTGACCTTCTTAAGAAACTTGTCAAAGTAGGTTGGAATCTTGTCTCTGTTGGTTTCGAAAGTGGTTCCCAGCGCATCCTTGATAAACTTAAGAAGGGCGTGACTGTGGAGGAAAACTATGAATCAGCCAAGATTATCAAATCAACTGGAGCTAAGATCTACGCCAACTATATGCTTGGAGCTCCTTGGGAGGTTAAAGAGGATATTCAGCTTACCATGCGAATGGCTGATACCATCAGAGCAGAAATGCCTTCCTGGGCCTACTTCACCCCTTACCCTGGATGTGAGCTTGGCCAAGAGTGTATTGACAATGGCTGGTCTCTCCTTGATCGATTCCACTACGATCGCTATCCAGGAGGGAAAAAGGTCAAGTTCGTAGACTACGATTACCTACACCAAGTTATGGCCTACAAACTTCGTGAGGACCTACCTAATTTCCTCTGTGACATTATCATACCTACCTACGAGAATGAGGATGTAACAGTTGAGTGTCTCAAGGCAATTAAACTCTACACACATGAATCTATCTATCGTGTAATCTTAGTCGACAATGGATCTAAGAATTTCTCCAAGGTAGAAGCTGCCCTTAGCACCCTACCTCATATCTATCTCAGGCTGAAGACCAACGAGGGATTCACAGATGCAGTAAATCATGGACTTAGGATCTCCACGGCTCCCTATCTCTGCCTCCTAAATAATGACACTAAGGTATCCAACAACTGGCTCTCTAAGCTCATTAGCCATCTTCAGAGAGACCAAGGGTTGGGCCTGGTAGGTGCATTAACCAGTTATGGAACCGACTCTCACCACAACCTCAATACTCACAATAAACTACTACCTCCCGCCTCCCGAGGATGGAACCTCGAAAGGTTGAATGTCGAGCTGGAAAAAGCCTATCCTAATCGCACTATGCACATAGCATTTGTAGCATTCCTCTGTGCTGTCATGCCTAGGCATATCTATGAAAAAGCTGGCCCTCTCGATCCTAACTTCAAGATGGGAATGTGGGATGATAATGACTATAATCTAACGATTCGTAAACTAGGTTATAGGACCGAGCTGGCAATGGATACCTGTATCTACCATCGAGGGCGTACGACTTTTAACCTTATAGAGAAGTCTGAAAAGTTCAATGTAGATGCCCTACTCAAGATTAACAAAGCTTATCTGGATAAGAAGTGGAAAGCTATCAGGGAACGAGAACTTACTCGGTAGTCATACCTAATAGATTCGAGGACATCATTAAGCCTCTATTGGAATCTATTAAACGGTATGAGCAGCATCCTACTGTGATCATAGTTGCAGACCGCCACGATAGGAGTTATGGCTATAAGAAGGTTAAACTGTCTGGCCAGTTCTCATTCGCCAAGGCTGCTAACACTGGCATTAGGGCAGCTAGGCAGGATGACATTATCCTAATGAATGATGACTCTAGGCTCGTAATGCCTACCTTCAATATCCTCAACAATATAGCCTATAGTGATCCAAAGATTGGTATCCTCACTCCTATGATAGATGGAGGTTGTGGTAACTTGTTTATGCGAGCAGATAGGACCGACTTGTGGTCCAATAGACCTGACCTCCACTTTTGCAATGGGAGAGGTGGTGACAGAGTAACCTTCGCTTGTGTCTACCTGAAGCACGACTTTCTAAATTCCATAGGTCTATTCGATGAAGGCTTTATCCACTACGGCTACGACGATGCAGATATGTGTATTAGGGCAGTTAAAGGTGGCTGGAAGGTGGCTATAACCAATAAGCTAGTAGTTCGTCATGGAGAAGGTGGATCTAAATTCGTTCGTGGTAAGAACTGGAACACATCCTTTAAACGCACACATGGAGAGGACTATAGGGCCAGCCTCCCATATATCAGGGCTAAACACCCGGACTATGTAGTCTGATGGATTCTGAACTTAAGGAAATTCTATCCCAATGTGCTACGTCCACCAGGATGGTAGCTAAGACCTTCTTCCCTGAGCGATTCACCTTGCCGTTTGCTGAGAAGATCCACGGAGAGATCTTCGACCTCATAGATGATAACTGCAATAAGGTAGCTATAGCGGCTCCTCGAGGATGGGGAAAGACCTCTATCGTAGGTCTTGCCCTGATGGCTCGCTGGATACTATTTCGTCACACTGGCTTCATAGTTTACATTAACAAGAGTCATGATGCAGCTGCACTCCAGACTGAGAACCTACGTAGGGAACTGGTGACTAATCGTGAAATCAGAGCTTTCTTTGGAGACTTCAAAACCAGAGACGTCAACTTCGCTGAGTTCGATGAAGTATTCAGTAAGAAAGCTTGGGTTGCTTACGACACGCTGGTTTGGCCTAGAGGTGCTGGTCAGCAAGTGCGAGGTGTCCTCTACAAAAATGATCGTCCTGGTCTCATTGTCATTGACGATCTTGAGGACGCACAGAAGGTCGAGAACGAAGAGATAAGGCGAGGATGGTATGAATGGCTATATGCAGACGTAATCAAAGCTGTTCCTCGCACTCATAGGAACTGGAAGATTGTTTACATAGACACCCTCAAGCATGAAGACTCAGTTCTTCAAAAGTTGCTTGATTCACCTGAATGGAAGTCTGTCCGCCTCGAGGCCTGTGACGACAACTTCAAGTCCACTGCACCACAGTTCATGTCTGATGAGGATATAGCGATCGAATGGCAGCAGCACGTAGATGCTGGTCAAACTGACGTATTCTTCCGAGAGCTTAGAAATCTACCTATTTCTACAAAAGACTCCTCATTCCGCAGAGAGTATTTCCACTATTACAACCTGCCTCCTGATCGTCAGGGTTCTGAGATGGACATTCAGAAACTCGATGTGGAAGTCCAACAGGATAGAAACATCGAGACTGTTATAATAGTTGATCCTGCAAAAACTGTAAAACTGAACTCAGCCGAGTCAGCCATTCTTGGTGTAGGTATAGATCTGACCAGTGCCAAGCTATTCTTTAGAGACGCTATATCGGAGAAGTTATACCCAGACGAACTCTACGATGCTATGTTTGGCATGGGACAGAGGTTAGGTGCTAAGGTAATGGGAATCGAGGAGACTGGCCTGGCCGAGTTTATAAAACAACCTATTAAAAACGAGATGTTTCGCCGAGGACAGTTCTTCGAACTTGTCTGGCTAAAGGCCCGTGGTGGAACTACTGGTGAGAAAGGTAAACCCTTCCGTATCCGTGAGTTAGTTCCATACTACCGCGGTGGCTACATTTACCATAATGCTTCTTGTGTGGCTATAAGAAAGCTCGAACAGCAGCTCCTCATGTTTCCTCGCTCAGCCCTCTGGGACCTCATGGACTGTGCTGCTTATGTAGTCGAAATGTTGGAACTTGGTGAGAGGTACTTTTCTCCTAAAGAAGATCCTAATGATGTTGAAGCTGAATACAAAGAACTGGACTACGATAAGCCAATAACCGACTGGAGGTATGCTTGACCGTTTTGGAAACTATAATAGGGGGTGTTATCTTGTCTATCTTCTCTAGCCTACTCACCTTGGTTATAAGTAATAAAAACAAGGTATCTATGAAGGAGTTCGAGAAGCATAGAGACTCTACCAATCCTCATGTGGCTTGTCCTGTTCATGAGACTAAACTACAACTGATTGAAAAGAAACTTGATAAAATGGATGAAAAGTTAGATCTCTTAATTCAGAAGGTCTAGTATGGCTGATATACTCCTGTTGAAACGGAAGCACTTTGCTGAAGATGTTAAGCCTACTCAGTGGTCTGATCTGAAGTGGATGGCTAGACCAAGACAAGGTGACATAGTAAGTGTGCAACCCTCTTACCATTATCGCATTGAAGCACTGGGCGAGGCAAGTGGTGTACACGGCTGGGATCGGAATGCTTTCTGCTTAGTACGTCTAAGCAACGTGCCAAGCGACACAATTAAGCACTTGGTAGATGGTTATGCTGATAATGAGACTAATCCCACAAAGTATTACAAGCGTCGCTATCGTATCAAGGTATGGGATAGAATTCCTTGGATTAAGAACATGGTGACTATCAATGGAGTCACAGTGGAAGAGTGGTACTATATCAGGGCCAGCATCGGTGGGCAGTTTGTAGTAACTGATAAAACAGTGGAATAGATGGCTGAGACTACTTATTACGTAGATGCAGATGTCGTAGGTGGGCTAGGGGACGGTAGTTCCTGGGCCAATGCCTATGCCCATCTAAACGACGCCGAGAATGCCCGTGATGCAGATATCACTGGTGGAAACGCAGTTCGTTTTCAGTGTCGTGGTAGTACGAATCCAGACAATGAAGCTGTCAATGTCCTAGGTTGGACAACCGACAGTGATAGCTATGTATTAGTCTATGGCGACTCAGAGGACCGTCATGCCGGAGTCTGGAGCAATTCAAAGTATCGTGTCTACACTACAGACGCATTGGCCTTTACTGTCACTGAAGACTATGTTCGGATAGAGGGAATTCAGATTGGTGTCACTAGTCCTTCGACTACTGGTAGACACTGCTTTACTATTCCTAATGGTCTTACAGCTGATGCCAACGATGTAAGAGTAATAGACTGTATCCTCAAGGGACA